CTCCGAGCGTGTCCACGCCGAAACTTAGCGTGTTGACTGCTACGTTCTCGTACCGTTCGATGGCCATGTCACAGCACCAGCGGTTTGTACGGCCTCAGCAGCATGTCGATACCCCAAGGGATAACGACCTGTGCTTTGGACGTGGTTTGCGATCTGTTGTTGTACAGGTGAGTCAGCAGCAGCAGTCCGGCTTGCTTGATGACCGGGTAAGCGGCCATGGGGTTGGCGCCAAGGGTGTACTCGACCCAGATAGGGTTGGTCACGCTGGTGTTGACCTCATCCGGCATCGAACTGATAACGACACGGTTGCCCGACAGGTCGTAAAAGTAGACGCTGGGGTCGAGCACCGTTTCGGTCGGGGGCATGCCACTCGCATAGTAGGCCACCTTCGTGATGGTCGGTGTGCCGTTGAGGGTGCTGGGGATGTCCAGCGCAAGCGGGTTACCGTAGAGCGAATTGAGCGAGTAGTACACACGGTACGCTTCGCTCACGAAGGACGCGCCCAGATAGTCCTCAATGGCCATTCGGACAGCCAGTTCAAGCGGCCCGAGATAAGCCGCTTGACTGTCATCACCAAATAAGTTCAGTTGGTTTTGAACTTCGTCTTGGGTCAGCCACGCCGTTGACACATCGCGGTCGATGAGTTCGATTCGCTCATAGTTGAACGGGTTTCGTGTCGGGCCGAGGTCACTCGGCAACATCACGGAGTCAATGGCGCTCATGGCGATCCTTAGACGGTGAACCTGATGCCTGCAAACACGTCACGCACGGTGGACACCACGCGCTTCTCGCCGTACAGGTTGATGAAGCCTGGCTGCGTCTGCTCCATGCGTTGCAGCTTGATCTCCGGGAAGTCCCCGATGGTCATGAACCGGGGCCAGTTGGCCAAGTACATCGGCGCCACATTGATGTCGAGGTACGGGTTGGGGACCACGGGGAAGCCGAACAGGAAGGCCACTGCACCGCCGTCCTCGTCACCGACTTCAAGGAAGAAGGGGATGCCGGTCGTGGGCACTTTCAGGGCACGCAAGGCCGTGATCATGTCGGGGTGAATGTGCCATGCCGTACCCGGCATTGCCCAGTACTGGGCGGGCAGTGCGCCGACCACGTTCACGATGTCGTCGTAGGCGATGGTAGCGCCTGCTTTGGCCACGGTCTTGATGGTGTGGATACCGTTGGTCAGGCCCGTGCCGCTGGTGCCGAATGCGGCGCTGGTGCCGCCCGCGTAAGTGGCCAAGCCGCGCAGGCCGGAGGTGGCGCCCGTGGCCACCGTGGTGGACCCGGCCTGATCGTCGTTCAGGGCCATGGATGCAGCTTCAAGCTGGCTGAACTCGGCCATGAGGTCATCGACGATGGTAGTGTCCAGCGCGTTCACGTCGGACAGCACGGCAGTGCGCAAGGGAATTTGTGCGGAGACAACACGAACCGGCAATTGCCAGATCGAAGTGTCGATATTCGGGGAACCGCTGTTGGGACTCACCGTGTAGCCCCAAGGGTTAGTGGCATTGGCCGCGTTGCCGGTCTTGGCCACGAACTGGGCATCCGAGTCCGTGAGCACGATCTGGCGGGAGCCTTGGCGGAAAGGGTTGATGTATCGCGCAGCAGCGAAAGCATCGTCAAAGAGGACTCGACCGCCAACGCCAGAGCCGCTGCAGGTGATGTTCGACTGCTCTTTAAGGTCAATGGTTGCTTTGCCCTCGGTCAGAGCCGTCTTCACGCCGTTGAGGATAAGTTCGTTGGTTTTCATGGTCGAGTCTCTAGGAGTTAAAACAAAGGGGGCCGAAGCCCCCTCCGGACTTAGGCCGCAGCCGTACCAGTCGAGCGATAACGCACACCAGCGTTCGGGTCACGAACGGAAGTGGCCAGACGCTTCTCACCGTAGAAGGTGATGTAACCGGGCTGGGTCTGATCATAACGACGCATGATCATGTTCAGGCGGTCAACGATGGTGTGGAAGCGGCTCCAGTCAGCGAAGAACATGGGGTACTTGCTCACGGTGCCAGCGGCGCCGGTTGCCAGTTGCGAAGGTGCATCCATGTACTTGTTGACGACCACATCGAAGCCCAGCAGTTGGCCGACGATACCGTCGTTGCGGGCCAGACCGTCGATGTAGACAGGACGCTTCTGGTCATCGGTCAGACCGCGAATCGCTTGCAGCAGAATCGGGCTGATCATGAACTTGGCGTCAGCAGTCCAGTACTGCTGCGGCAGGCTGTAGATGAGGTTCACAACGTCTTTGTACGAGATGTTGTTGGCGCCCACCGTGTTGGCGTTGGTGGTCAACTGGTCATAGGTGGCCAGCGAGTGCAGACCAGAACTGGAGCCGGTGCCGCTGGAGCCAAAAGCTGCGGTGGACACGGTGCCGCCAGTGTAGGTAGCGTTTGCGCCGCCGTACTGGTCCAGACCACGCAGGCCGTCTGCGCCGCCAGTGGACACGGTGGTGCCGCTGCCGGTCTGGTCGTTGTTGGCGATCATGGACTGGGCTTCGACCTGGGCGAACTCCATCAGCATGTCGTCAACCACGTTGGCTTCCAGACCGTCGATGTCGTCCAGCGCGGCGGTACGGATCGGGAACTGGGCGTTCACGTCCTTGAGCACCACTTGCCAGATCGAAGTGTCTTCGGTCGTGGGGGTGCCGTTGTTCTGCACCGGGTAGCCCCACTGAGCGCCAGCGTTGCCGGTCTTCACGCGGAACTGATAGCTGGAGCCTTCAGTGGTCACGACGCGAGAGATGCCGCGCAGCGGGTTGGCCAGACGCAGAGCAACGAAGGTCGGATCGTAGGCGGTACGACCACCCTTGCCGTCGCCGCCAGCGGTCAGAGCCGAGGATTCAGCCATGTAGGCGTTGTACTCGGACTCGTCAGCGAACATCTTGAACTCGCGTTCAAACTGGGTCTTGGAGCCGTTGGCGATGTCGCGCAGTTGCTCTTTGACGTGCTTGTTCACATCGGCGCGAACAGACTTTTCGATTTTGACGATGGCAGGGGCGCCGATCTCAGCCACTTTGGCTTCCAGAGCCTTGACGGTCTCTTGCATCTCGACCTTGACGGCCTCGATAGCGGAGACAGCAGCCTCTTTGGCTTCAGCGGCTTTGGCTTCGGCGTGAACCTTGGCTTCAGCGATCTGGGCTTCGCTGGCGGCTTTGATGCCGTCCAGTTTTTCGATAACTTCTTTCAACATGATGGTTTCCTTAAAAACGCTTTGAGATTTCAGCCAAGAGTTCGCGCTTTTCGAGTTCGCGCAACAACTCGGCCGCTTGAGCCGCGTCCGTATCAGCATCCCGCTTCGCGGAGTTGGTTTCAGGGGCACTGGCGGCAACATCCCGCTGCGCGACAACGCCCTTGAGAACAGACGCGGCTAGTTTCGCGTCTTCCTTGGCAAGTCCTGCGTCACGCAGGGCTCGCTCAATGACCTTGAGATCGGCCGAACCGTCAGGCCGGAAAAACTCCAGCTTGCTGATCTCGGCCTTGGTGTTGTTCGGGTACATAACGACAGAGACCTCGCGCAGACCGCCCTTGGTGATCTGGAAGTAGCCTTCGTCCCACACGTCAGCAGAGCCAGCGGGGAAGACATCGCCCTCTTTCGTGACCCACTGGTACTCATCGGCGTATGCGCCAACAGAAACGCCCCCGAACATCTTGGGGCTTTCTTTCATGACCGTGTACAGGTCTCGGCCTGCCGTTGTGTTCATGAAGATGCGGCCGGTGCCGGACATGCCGTTGTCATCCATCTCCAGCCCGGTCCACTCGCCCACGGGCACCTGTTGGCCTTCATGGTTGACGAACATGGGCAACGGACGACCCGACTTTTTGAACTCGTCGGCCCATTGGGCAAAGCCCTCGGGCTTGTAGAAGAACTTGCGGCCATCGGCACCTTCGCGGGCGCCCCACGTAGTCCAGGTGGCCTCAATAACTCCAGTCGGTTGCTGGCCTTCGTCGGCGTCTTGGCCGAGCGACACTTTGGCTTCGCAAACGATTCTCACATTCTTGGTCATGGGTAGCCCCTGCGTGTTAATGCCCACATTTTAAGCGCGATTTTGTCGTGTGGTGTAGGGGTCAGGCGCTACCGTCACGGCCAGTGCGCCCGATAGTGTCTTTGTTGCCCCCGCCGCCTGTGTCTTGGGGGGACTGCCCCGGGATGCCGTCCGGGCCGCCCTTGGGGTCTTTGAGTTTGTCCGCTTCGGGGTCGTCGTGCTTGGGGTTGCCCAAGTACGCACGGGCCTCGTTTGGCGTCAGTATACCGTTTTTAACGCCTGCGGTGGCGTAATTCATCTGGTCAAGCGGGGCGCCCTTCAGGAACTCGTCCGTCTGAAAGTGAATGCTCAGGCGCGGGAAGCCGTCGAGCAACGCGGTGCCGAACTTCTGCTGGGCATTGATGACGACAGGAAGCATGGTGGACTTGTAGAACTCGTCCAGCAGTGTCTGCGTGTTGTTGAACTTGGTCTGGCCGATGTTGACCAGTTGATGCGGCACGCCAAACAGTGCGGCGATACGCACCATGGTTTGCTCTTTCAGCTTGGCCGCATCCGTATCCTGCATGGTCAGCATCTTGAGCGATTCGTACTTCAGGCCGTTGTCGAGCAAGATACCTTGGCCCGGTTTGCTGGCGTCGGTTGTGCGCGATCCGACCATGTTGGCCCAAGCGTTTTTAATGCGGGCCGCGATCTCTTTGTACTTGGAGTCTGGGATAACGGCATCCGTGTAGAACATGCCCGTGGGCTTGGCACCGTTTTGCAGGACAAAGCTGGCGTACAGGTCGAGGTCTTGGTCGATGCCCACCAGCGTGGTGGCCAGAATGCCCTTGTTGAAGCCCGCAGAGCCCTGCCACGCCAGTTCCTTGGCATGCACGACCTCATGGGGCTGCAACGGTTCGTCTTTGGAGAAGCCGTAGGATGGCGTGGCCAGCCGGTACGTCGGATAACGTCCCGCAGTGATCTGGGCGGTGATGAGCGTGCTGTCCAGCAGGTACATCTCCAACGGGGTCTGCGTGATCGACTTGCGGTCTTTGCGCCAGAACACCGTGAAGGCTTCGCCGGACAGGTCGTACCACAGCAGCCATTGCACCCAGAACTCATAGGCTGACTGAAACTTGTTGGGGTTGTTCAGGAGGTTGTACACCGCCCGAGCCTTGGTGCGGTTGCGGTCATCGACGCTCTTGTCCGTGCAGGCATCGACCACGGCGCCCGTATCGGTCTCAAACATGATCTTGATGGGCAACTGCGCCAGCACGCGGGCTTTAAGGGCCACGCAAGTCATAACGGTGCTGTTGCGCGACAGCGTGGACATATCCACGATGCGGCCAGATTCGGACGAAGCGGAGGTGGTGACGTAGAGAAGCTGTGAACCGGCGATGTTTTTATCGGAACCGGCTTGCCGAATGATGTTGTTACCGAGCGCCGTTTGGCCAAAAAGCGTGTTGCTTTCGGTCGAAGTTTTCTTCGTTTTCGGGTCAGTACTCTGCGCTGCGTACTTATCCTTGTTGTAAATGTCCATGTTAACCCCTCAAAATTCTCTGAAACCGTATGAGTCGGACGCGACAGGATTGTCGAGTGCGCAGTGCATGGCGATTATAAGGGCCACGATACCGTCAACCTTGGCCGCTTTGTCCGCTTCGTTCTTGCGCACTTTGATGTTGCCTTGAACGTCCTCATAGACTTCGCAGTTACCCAACTGCCAGCCCGTGAATGGATTGCCGTCGTGTTTTATTTGGCCCGCAAGGATAAGTTTTTCGACATGCTTGCTGGGGTTGCTCAGAACCGCCATGCCTTGGCCGACTTTCTTGACGGGTAGCTGATCCTCGTACAGCTTGGACACAAGGCTTGCAGCGTTATAGGAATCGTACCCGATTTCCTTGATGACGTGTTGGTACTTTTGGTGCTGACGAGTTATGTAGGCATAAATCTCGTTGTTATCCATGACGTTGCCCTCCGTGAGATGGAGGATGCCGGAAGACTGCGCCAGCCGGAAAACGTCTTGGTAGTGCTTGGGGATAAGTTCAAACCCGGCCTCGGGCAGGAAGTACATGAACTCGGCCTCAAAGTCATCCTCTGCGTACCGTTTGAGCGTGCAAATAGCGTTCAAGTCCCGTGTGCTGGCCAAGTCGAAGCCGATAAAGACAGCCTCCGGTTCGCGGCTGGTTGTGGCGCCAGCCACTTTGTCCCAGTACGACCGGTCCACCCAAGCCGAATTGGCCGACACGAACACGTTGAGCGTTTTGCACAGAAACTCGTTAAGCGCGGCTGGCTTGTGCTTGGCCTCGGCTGCGCGGGCTGCGATGGCCTCGCTGAACACACTGATACCGTGCATGGGGTTGGCTTTGGCCCAGACCTCGGGGTCCGCCCAGTCGTCCTCAGGGTCAAGCCCGTACAGCAAACCAAACCAGCGCGGGTTGTCCTCAGCCTCACCACGCAGCATGGTCTCAACCATCTGCATGTCCTCATAGAACTTCGTGTCTTTGGTGAATGAGGCCGTGGTGATATAGACACGCAGCGGGTTCTTACGGGCCACCATGCCCGAGAAGATAACTTCAATCGAGTTACGGTCCACGATGGCCGCACCCTCGTCGATGATCGCGCATGACGGGTTCTTACCGTCGCCGGTCTTTTTGTTGTCGCGGCTCAATGCCTTGAACATGGACTGGCTGTCACCGACCTTGCTTATCAGAGCCTTGTTGACATCGTAGACGGCCGCAAGTTCCGTGGGCATCCGTTCGATGAAGCCCTTGGCCGCGTCGAACACGATGCTGGCCTGCTCACGATTGGTGGCCAGCGTGAGCACTTCGGCCCCGGCCTCCCCGAATGCAAGCTCATACAGGCCAATACCGGCCGTCAGGGTCGATTTACCGGCCTTGCGGGGGATGAAGATGATGACATCGGAGACCAGGCGCTTGGAGTTGTCGGCCTTGTGCCTGAAGCCGTAGATGGCGCACAGGGCCATGATCTGGAAGCCCTCCAGCACCAGCGGCTTGCCCGCATCCGGGCCTTTGGTGTGCTGGAGCATGGACATGAACTCAAGAACGTGCTCCACGTACTCGACTTTAAACTCCCACTCCCATGTCTTGTCCTGTAGCTGGCGCAGGAAGCGTTCGCAGGCCAGTTTGACGTTACGGCAGGCTTTGAGTTCGCCCTTGACTATCTTGTGTGCGTACCGGACGCCATCGCGCCAGTCCGCTATCGTGTGTGTGGTGGTCATTTATTTCCCGGTCCTTTGAGGAATCCCGCCAGCGGTTTTCCGTCCTCCTTTTTGGCCGTGAGGCGGCTGCGCGGGGTGAGCCCAAGTTCGTTCATCAGGGTGATGATCTTAACGATAGTTTTGTCGCGGATGGTGATCAACGGGTGCGTGCCCAGAGATGAGCCGCCGTTGACTGATACCACGATGTCTTCGCCCTCCAGACCGCGATTGCACTCGATGTAGGTGTCAATCTGGTCAGCCAGCATAGCCAAGACGTGCCGGTCCATCTTGGAGCCGATTCCGTAGGTGTCCCAGAGGAATGCAGAGGTCTCCACGATAAACGTCTGCTTGTCCCAAGCGTCGGGGTTGTCCAGCCATTCGGCCACGGGTACGCGGTCACGCACTGCTGTGGGCAGGCTGGTGCCCTTGTGCTTGGGTCGGGTGCCATCTTTGGCGTGTACTTCGGGTGGTTTTCGGTTTGCCATGCGGCGCATTGTATAAGAACGCCCCACTTTGCCAATGGCGAATGCAGAAAATTGGCCCCGGGCCTGCTTTTTAACGACAAGGTTTTATTTTAAGTCATTAAAGCCGATTAACGCCCGAACAAGGCGCGATCGCGCTTTCAGGTAGGGGAGTACGTGCTCAGGGCGTTATCGCGCCTAGCGTGTCGTTATCGCGGTGCATGGGCTTGTGTGTCGTTATCGGCGCATGGCGTGCATGTGCATAACTAAGGCGGAAACGACAAAACCGGGGTTTTCTGGGGGTCGAGGGCAGCGCATGCCTGGAATCGTCAACCCGTGGCCGGTCAGTGTCGTTAAGGGCGTGCGGGGGGTTTGGAAATAACGACAAACCCGATACACTAGAGGCCATGCTGCGCAGTGCGGCTAACTTGAAAGGAACTGAACATGCTTAACAAACTTGAAACTATCGCCCTGGGTGCATGCTTTGCACTGATCGGGCTCATGACAATAACGATGTTTGCTTGCGCTATCGCCACAATCTAACCATTCACTTCAAAGGAGATGACCATGAATAGCGCCGCCCAAACACAAGACACCCGCGAAGCCCAGTTAGCCGCCCTTGCCGCTAAGCACGCTAAGGAAATAGAGAAACTGCGAGCCGAGCAGAAAGCCGCTGAGGCTTTGCCCGATATCCCCGGCGCGTCCTTGCACATGGTGCACGGGAAGCTGTACGGGGTGAGGCACTTCGCGCTGCATGTTCTGGACATGTCCGCCGTGCTCGACTTTATGCAAGCCCATGCGCTCCCCGTTTTCGCATGGAAAGGACGTTATGCGGGCATGTATCCGGTGCGGCCCGAAACCCGGGACTGGGTGGACGCGATACAAGGGGCGGAGGGTGTCGCCGTTATTAGCTGTGAAAGGGCGTTACGGTACCAGTCAAGCGGCGGCACCGTGTCATTCTTTATCCGCGACTTGAATGGCGACATTGTGGAACTGTCTTTTGAATCTGGCGGGTATGACTGGGGCAACAAAGCCCGCCAAAAAACCCGCCTTGCGCATAGTCTGGCCCCGGTGCCCCAGTACCGCCGGGACATAACCCGGCATTCACGGTCTAACCGCCCCCTTGAGGGCTACGCAAAAACCGGGGCAGGTGTTGCGCAGCACCTGAGCCACCACACAGACTGCCAAGGGGCGAACCTGAAAACCCTTTGCACCATGGACCAAGTGCGCGAATACTGGACGGCGGAATAACACCATGAAAGCCAAAATTAAAACCAGCGAACTGACAGGCGCCGCTCTTGATTGGGCGGTGGCGAAGTGTGAAGGGGATGATTACAGAGCCGTAACCGAATACAACGGCATTGGACATGAATTCCCCCCTACCAATTACTCTACCGACTGGGCACAAGGTGGCCCGATCATTGAGCGTAATAGGATCACATGGAGCGGACAATCTGCTCGAATTTGTAAATACTTTGGCGGCCATACTTGGCAAAATTTTGAGGAATTCGGCACAACACCCCTGATCGCGGCCATGCGCTGCTACGTGGCCAGCAAGCTAGGTGATGAAGTGGAAGTTCCAAAGGATCTCGCAGCATGAAAACTAAAACCTGGGAACTGCTGGATATTGCCGTGTGTGTCGCGCTTATCGCGGCGCCTTTTGTTTTTTACTTTTGGAACATGAAGCCATGATGCAATACACCTCTACAACGGGCGCCTATCTCATAACGTCACACGGTAACGGCTGGGCATACGAAATAACGGAACAGTCAACGGGCCGGTCCCTGTGGTTTCAGGATAACGACGCGACAACACTGGAAGCCGAAACCGATAACTTGGAAAACGATGCCCGTATCGGGGACTATTTTGATCTGTTGGAGGATTGAACCATGAAGATCAGAGAATTTAAAAACGGCGCATGCACTATATTTGAGCGCATGCCAGTCTCGGGCATGTACATTGTGATATGTCGCGGGCCAAATGGGCAGATTCTGGACCGCATGCGGTGCGACTCATACCGTATGGCGTGCGGGTACCTTAAAGCCTTTAACCGACTGGCAAAGGGGGCATAACATGAAGAATTTTCTAACTTACCGCGAAGCTATGCGCTTTATCCGTAACGCCGGACTGACCGCAAAGCCCATAAAGAGGACTGTCTGGTTAGGGCAATTCGGTGAGACCCCGGTTTGGTCGGTTCGCATAGACTGACACACGCACAATCTACCGCCTAACCCCAGGCGTAAAACGGGAAAAGCCTAGGGGCCTTGTCTGGAAACGGATAAGGCCCCTAGGCTTTTTTGCGTTTCCAGACAAGGCCCGCCAATGGTTCGCCAATGGTTCGCCAATGGTTCGCCAATGGTTCGCCAATGGTTCGCCAATGGTTCGCCAGTACATGGGCAGCAACATAAAACCCGAGTGTCTGGTGTTGCTTTAACGCTGAAATTGTAACAGTCCGGGTTTTATTTGTGCGACTGGCGATAAATCCCGGGCCATGGATAAAAACCACGGCGGGGCGCTTTATCGGGCTTTTGGCGGGTTTTTATCGCGGGTAAGGGGTAAGGCACGGTCAAATGCTTTCAGGCCTTGTAGGGGGTTTTATCGGGTCGGGCCAAAAACGGCCGGCAGCGCCAGCGATCCGGCATTGAACTGTACTACTCTGGTTTTCAGACTGGCGGGCCGGTAGTACTGGCGGGTGTAGTTCTGTAGTACGGCGGTACGCCATTCGGCGGTCGTGTAGTACTTCGGTACTCAGTTAATATCCCATAGGGGGCCGACCCCCCACCCGGGATTTTTTGAAAAAATTTAAAACCATCTTTCCAATTCCACAGAGGTTTTTATTTCTGATCGCCGGGGAATTTCTCTGACAAATTTTTTGTCGTCATCACGTAGCCGTAATCCGCTTCCACGTACTCGACCAAACCATTGGCCGTCCAGTGCTGGATAACGCCCTTGCTCTCCTCAATCGTCTTGAGGGTATGACAGCTATGGCACAGCCCTTGAAACAGATTGGCCATGAATCTGCCCTGATCGCGGCGATGTGGGAATACGTGGTCGATATGCGCCGTTTGCGTAACGCGCCCTTCGCACAGGCACCGGGCACACAGCGGGTGCAGTGACCTCTGTTGTTCCCGGGTTGCCTTCCACTTGGCTGAGTTGTACAGCTTGGCGTTCTCACGGGTTTTATCCGTAGGGCCACCGCCATGCTCCACGCAATACCCGCTGCGAAACGTTTTTGGGTTCTTGCAGCCCAAAATACTGCAAATTCGATGGTCCGGTACTGACGGCATTTCTGATCCTTTCAGGTGCTACCAAATCGTTGTCGTTAAAGGGTCCGTTTTTGCCCTGTTTTTCGAGTGCTACCGTGGAACTTATTTTCTCCGGTGCTACCAAGTGCTACCAGACCGTCCGGTATCACCTGCAACCCGCATGGTTACGTGGTTTTCGGGCCGTGGGTGGTTCTACCAATCCCCCTAAAGGGATGTTGGTAGCACCACCACCACTTCAGGTGCTACCAAGTGCTACTGGTAGCACCCGGGTAGCACCCGGTAGCACCTGATTTTTGGGCCTTTTAAAGACCATTTTTTGCCTCTTTTTTGAGCAATTTCAGGTATGCGCGCCCGTTTTTGTTGAGTTCATGCAAACGGCTGCGATTCGGGCCTTCGGACATCTCCACATAGTCCTGATCGACGCACCACTGCAAAACCTCTTTGACGACTTGGGGCTTGGCATTCATCTCATGGCCCACGAAGTTCTGGGAAACGGGCTGGTTGGCCTCAGACAGGATTTCCAGAGCCCTTGGCACCAGCATGAGCATCTTGCGCTGTGCGGCCTCACGCTTTTGCTGCTCACGCGCTTCCTGCGCTTCCTCGGCGCTCAGGCGAACCACATCCGCGCGGGGTATCAGCAATGCGCCTTTGCGCTCAAACACCTGCACGCCCATGGAGCCCGAGTAGTTGTGCTTTGTGTGCTTGGCCACAAGATAACGACTAACCGTATCATGGTCACTCGGCAAGCCGTAAGTCGGAGCATCGTGAATGGGCATGCTCACAACCGTCATGACCGAACGAGCGTTATCACTGAACGACGAAGCACCCCTCAGCGACCCGCTTGTCACATCATCCAGCGACGAGTTTGCACCGCCCTTGTTCATGTGGTGCAGCACGACCACCGCGCAGCCTGCGTGCTTGGCAATCTGCGTCAGTATCCGCATGTACTCGGCCATGTCAGCCACATCGTTCTCGGCTAACTGGTGCGTGTATACAGCGGGGTCCAGGCACAGCAGCTTGATGCCCCGCGACTTCACGTAGTCGATAAGCCACTCAACCCTTTGCGTCCTTTGTGCAGGCGAATACCTGTCCGGCTTTACCGCCAAAAGCCATGCAGCAGCGTTATCGTCAGCAGCGTACACACGCAGATTACGACGAATCGACGAATCCACGTCATACAGCATGTCAAAAGTTCCGTCATCAACATTCCTAAGCTCATTGGCGAGGGTGTTGATTCGCTTGTGAAGTTCTTGCTTGTCGTCTTCATAACTCACATACAGGGATTTAAGAACGCCCTCGGGCTTGAAGCCTGCCCACGCCTGCCCCATCGCCGCATAAGTCAAAACGTGCAGCATCATCATGGACTTGGACACCCCGCCCGGGCCTGCCAGCACAGTCACCTTCCCGACTGGCGCAAACTTCTCGATTGCCCACTCACGCGGTACAGGCTGTGTGTCCAGTAGTTGTCCAATGTCGGCCAGCTTATCGAAAGCATCGGGATCGTCCAAGACACCCGCCTCGGCCTGCTGATCCTCCGTGATGTGGCCGGCGTCTTTAAGATACCTAACCAGTGAGGCGATGGTGAGATGAGGCTTGCCGTCAACATCAGGCACAGTATCAAAGCACTTGACCGCAGCTTTCGGGTTGCCGTCAAAGTGAGCCTCGTAGTAAACCGTTTGTGTTTCATTGACCAGTCCGTGTTCGTCTGAGAAGGGGCATGTGATGAAGTGCATGCCGGGGTGGCGCTTGTTGGGCTTGAGATAAAGCCCAGCGGCCTTGATGGCTTGCAAGATAAAGTCCGGGCGCTCATCCGGGATGTCCGCTGGCCCATCCTTCTTGGGCTTGTCCGGCATCTCGATCTCGTCCGGAATATCGGCAGGCGCTTTCTTGACCACGCGACTCCAGACTTTGCCCTCAACAAACTCCTGATAGAAGGACATGCCCTTGAGCATGGTCGGCAGGAACATGGCCTGCGACAGCACGTAGGACTCAGGAGCGCACCACTGTTCTATGCCCAGCTTCTTCGCAGCGGCCAGCGTGGAGGCTTTGAGGGCTTCACCCATGTCGTACTCGTTGCTGCGCTCTATGGGCTTGCCAAGGGGCAGGACGACACGGTATCGCGGGCGGTCTGGCGTATGGGAGATGGAGGTGTAGACCCAGCCGCAGCCGCCGAGTTCTTCCAGCTTGGCCGCGATCTCCTGCGGCGGGGGAGGGGCTGCGCCAGCGATGTCGGATTGCTCGATGTCGAGGGTGATGAGCGTTCGGGTCTTGATGGACTCGTCGCTGCGCTTGTGGTCTGAGAACTCACCGCCGACGAAGTACGGCAGAGCCTTTTTGACGCCGTAGCGCAGTTGCTTGTCGCCGTTGTGGTACTCGATGGCCGTGAGGTCGAGTTGCAGCGGCTTGTTGAAACGGTCGTAAAGGTCTTTAAGCGTTGCGTCGTTATCTGAGGACTTGACGCGCTTGTTGACCACGCCACCCGATGTGACGTAGCTGAAGGGATTACTGGTCATGGGTTTTCACACTCCGGTCTTTATAGTAGGACGGACATTCTGCCACAGAAAGATGCGGTGCAGTCTTACGGTATTGGTGGTATGATGGCCCCCGTGCGTCAGTCGTCAGGGCTGTCTCCAAGGTTCCTTTCACACTCCTGTTGGCCTTGGCGATTGGCGCACACCTTGATTGGAAGACTCATCCTCACAACCCGCTTCGGCGGGTTCTTTTTTGTCTGGTCGATAAAAATTTGTAACAGGGTGGTTTTTATCTGGGTTTTATCGTATAGTCGAGCCTCGTTCAGTGAAAGGAACTTAAATGAACTTGACCGAATCAGTACTGCTAATCGGTGGCCCACTCAGCGGCCAGCGGTTTGCGGTCGATGTACAAATCACCCCTGTCATCAAAGTCGCTGCACCACAGCCATTGCAAAGTGTGCTCGACAACAACGGCCCTGACCCATCGGCGGTATTCCGAGTCACCGATTATCGGTACTTACGGACGTATGTGCACTGGGGCGACAGACTATATGTTCTATATATGTGGGAGCATGACATCGAGCGCAACCCGCTTGAACTTCTCATGCTTGAACTGTCTCGGATTTACCGGGAGTCGCAGAATGTATAAGGTACTAATAACGATGACTGCTGGCACGACAGAGGTGTGCCGGTTTGTCTGGTCACGCCACGATAACGTCGAGGGCGCAGTCAAAGACTCCGTGGACTTCGACATGCAGGAAGTCGAATGCCGCCCGCCTTCAATCCGGAAAGTTATCTGGGCGGTGCAGCAGCTTTACCCGGACACGGTGCTGTCCGTCAAGGCAAAGGTTTCAACATGAGCAAGGAAGACGAGACGTTGAAGCTGGCGCTGGAGGCGTTGGAAAGTTATCACGGATATATGGAGCCGCTGACAACTGTGTTTGGTGGTCCGAGGATTCCGGCAGAACAAAGCACAACTGGAAAAGTTGAACGCGCCATCACCGCCATCCGCGAAGCACTGGCCGAGCAGCCAGCGCAGCAGCAGCAGCCACGCGAACACGAAGCCAGCGAGAACTGCTGGTGCCATCCGATCCTTGACTACAAAGACCCAGACACCGGCAACGAAGTCTGGGTACACAACGAACCACACTGATTTTAACCACCGAAAGGAAACACCATGACCACACAAACCACACTCGAACTGATCGAAAGCGCCATCACCTCTATTGAGGACGGCTGGGCAAAATCTGCGCTTGAAACCCTCAAGGAAGCGCAAATGCAAGAGAAAGCCCGTGAGCAACTGTTCAATGCAGGCGTTGCGCCCGAGTCCATGAAGTATTTGGTGGAGGCGCTGGAGCGTATTGCCGATCCGCGCAACACACACTTTGCTGGTGACGCGCAAGTGGTAGCCCGCGCTGCCATCGGCAAAGCAACAGGAGAGCAAGCATGAGCACACAGCCCGAAGCCCTGTGGCTGGCTGATGAGCTTCGCGCCGCCCCTGAGCGTTCGCGCACATCTTTTGAAGCCGCCACCGAACTGCGCCGACTGCACGAAGAAAACGAACGCCTCAAAGCGCAGCAGACGGTGGCGTGGCCGACAATGCCTCCGAGTAAAGGGCAGTCGCCCGTGCTGTTTGAAGACGGCTATGCAGAAGGCTGGGCTAAATGCCTAAGTATGTGCAAAGAAGCTGTTGTCACATCCCCACAGCCAGCACAGCAAAAAATTGGAGTATGCGGAGAAAAGCGCGGGGCTTGCGGGTTGCCTTGCGAACCATGCGAAGGCAAGACCGACCCGGATTATGTTCAGCAGCCGGCACAGCAGCATCCAGACCTATCACACTTGCGTCCAGAAACGCAGGAGGCAATCCGTGGTTGGATCAAAGACGGGACATTCTTTGATCGCGCTATTGGGGCCATGCACGATCAGGAAAAGCGGCTGATGGCTTACGAAAAGGCACAGCAACAGGAGCCGGTGGCGTGGATGTTTGAAGGAATCAAGTTTGACGGCAGCAAGCATGGCCCGCATTTAGTTTGGAAACCTGAGTACATGGACGCCATGAGCGCAGACATGAGCGCTGCGGCCGTTCCACTCTACACATCCCCACCAGCAAGCAAGCCGTGGGTGGGGCTCACGGATGAGGACATTGGGGCCGCTTGCGGGTTTGCCGAGCACACCACGGCATCAACTCGGTTTGCTTTGAAAGCAATCAGCCGAGCCATCGAAGCCAAACTCAAGGAGAAAAACACATGACTATCAGCATGAAATTCTTGGACGGTCTCTACCGTCGAAAGCATGAGCATCTCAGCGCCATTGGCTACTACACGGAGGAGGTGAAGAAATACCAATCCCGTGTAGCGGAGGCCAAAACCGAAAAAGGGCGAAAGATGGCAGAGCATCAGCTTGCAACGTGGAAACGTTGCGTTGATGGCGCAAAAGATCGTCTGTTGCACATTGAGGTGCTTATCCCTGAGTACATCGCCGCCCACGGCATCAAGGGTGACGCATGAGCGCATACAGCGTACAAGACCGCGTGGTCAATTACCTGCGCAAATATGGCCCGCTGGATACGGCAACGATTGGCCAAGCCTTGGGCCTTACCGCAGACTCAGTATCGCGTACCCTGCGTGCCCTGCACTGGTACAAGCGATGGGGGGTTCACCGTGTCGGAATTCGGGTTATCAATAGTCGCAACGTCGGCGTCTGGGCCGTTGACGAGAAAGAGTACCTGGCCTTTCTGGCCTACGTGGAAAAGCCGCGTGGCCGCACCAAAGGCGCCAAGGACAAGAAGCCCCGGGCCTACCACAGATACCGCAGGGAACTGCCCGAAGAACCTGCGCCGGAGGCCGTGCCGCCCAAGCAAAAAGCGGCGCCGGTTGAGCGTAAGATTCGTATCCCGGCCAGCCCGTACAAAACGGTATGGCTTCCCTGTTCCCCTTACCACTCCATTGAAAGATAACGATGAACATCACCGTCTTTACCAAAGCCAACTGCCCCGACTGCGAGAGCGCCAAGCGCAATCTCACCGCACTGGGCCTGCCGTTCTCAACCGTCGATGCCGACAAAGAGGGCACGATGGAGGCGTTCAAAGCCATGTGGCCAGACGTGCGCCAAATGCCGCAGGTCTTTATCGACGGACAACGTGTCGGTGGCCTGCGCCAGCTTCAGGTCTATTTGGCCAACAGGGGAATCATCCGTGAATAAGATCATCGAGAGGCACCGTGACCGCCTGATCGGCTGGGCGCTTATTGCCGTTGCTGACGGTGTGTTTGGCGCCCTCGTTGTGTGGTTCATTGCCGAATACATCTACCGGAGCAAATGATGAGCGAGTTTAAG